CCGGTGGTGGGGATCGTGGAGTCCCAGTTGTCGACGTCGTTGACGTCGTTCTTGCTCTGGTTGGCCGTGGGCGTGGCCGTGGTGTTCGTCGCGGTGCCGCCGGCGGCCGAGCTCGTCTGCGTGAAGGGCTTCCCCAGCGTGTCGGCGGTGGCCGTGACGTGGGTCGTCGAGTCGACCCAGGTGATCTCGGCGAACTCCGGCGTGAGGCTGGCGTTGAGCAGCGCCACCAGGCCGGCCGTGACGTTGGCCACCGTGCCCGCGGTGGCGGTGAAGGTGATGTCCTTGCCGTTGATCGTGACGGTGAACGTATTCCCGATGCCCACGTTGGCGGGAGTAATCGTGTTGACCTGGGCGACGTCTTTCGCGTCGCCGCGCCAGCGGCAGGTGACCATGGAAAAAGCTCCTTATAGGTAGCCCTCACGTGAGGGCTACGTCAGTCGGGATGAATGATGATTTCGAGCCGCCCCTCGTCGGGCGGAAACGTCTCGGGCTCTCCCGTGTCTCCGTCCCAAATCTCCATGCCGCTGATATTGGCGCTACCCGTGCGCCAACCGCGTTACGCCTCGATCGGCTCCGCCGGCAGCGGGTGCCAGTTGCCGCCGAGGTCCTGATACTCCGGCCCGCCTTCCGCCTGCCGCCGCTGGAGGGGATACAGGCCGTAGTTCAGGACGCCGCCGCACAACGTGCAGCGGGCCGCGAAGTGGGCGAACCCGGGCGCCCGCTCGTCCACGTTGGGATGCAGGACGCCCTCGCAGCCCAGCGTGAGATCGCAGGCCAGCAGGACGTCTTCTTGGATCTTGGCCACGTGCGGCTCCTTATGACGAAGTTCCGTAACTTCGTGATTGCTTACGGAATGGTGCTGGCGATCGAGTAGGAAAGGCTGCCGGTCGGCGTCACGACCACGGCCAGGCTGCCGTCGCCGTTCCCCTCGACGCTGATGTCGTCGGGGGTCCAGTCGCCGGCCGCGGCGGACACCTTGCAGTGCACCGTCGAGGCGCTGCTCACCCGGCCGCCGCCCGACACGCCCTTGGCGAAGTAGCAAGCAATGGCGCTGCCGAAGGCGTTGCCGAAGAGGCTGGTGATCGTGCTCACGTAACTGACGTTGGTCAGCGTGAACTTCAGCCGCGGCCGCCGCTGGTCGATCACGCCCACGCGGGCGTACAGGTCGCCGTCGGCCGACACCGGCCGGAAGCTGATGCCGGGCGTGATTTCCACGCTCTGGATGCCCTCGATCTGCGCGGCGCCGAGGTACACGGGGCCCAGAAAGAACGCGCTGTTGAAGGCCGGCTGCGTGGCCAGGTCGAAGTCGGCGGTGATGGCGGCCGCCAGCGGCTTGTTGGTGCCGTCGAAGAGCGGAAAGAAACTCAAGTCCGCCATCGCGCCTTCCACGTCGTTCTGGGCGGCGCGGATGCTTTCGCAATTCAGAAAACCGCTGGTGGCGGTCAGCGTGGTGTGGCTGGCGCCGGTGGCGAACGTGCTTTGGGCCACCCGCTTTTGCCAGCGGAAGATGCAGTTGCCCGTACACTTGAGGCCGGTGGTCAAGCTCAGCACGGCCAGCAGGGCCGTCAGGTCGCGCGTGCCGACGCGGACGATGGGCTGCGCGTGCGACTCGATCACCGCGCCGGCGTCCAAGGCGCCGCCCGGGATGATCACGTCCTTTTCGCTGTTGGGCTGCACACCCTGCATGCGGAGCTGCGCCAGGTTGAGCGTGCCGCCGGCGTGAACGAACGACGCGGGGAACAGCGAGTAGTTGATGAGTGGCATGTGGGAGCATCCTTGCTTTTGAGCAGTCGGCTATCGGCCGTCAGCTTTCAGCAATTCCTGCTGACCGCTGACGGCTTCTTCGCTGATCGCTATGCCTTCCGCTTTCGCTTGCGGGTGCCGCGCCAGGCGGTCACCTTTTCCATGTAGCGTTGCAAAAATTCCTGGGCGGCGGTCTTGGCTTCCTCCGCGGTCCAGGCGGAAATCTCTTTGGCGAGCTGCGCGGTCCGCGGGTTCCGCGTCCGCCGCTGGCCCGCTTTCATCCGGTTGCCGTCGGCGAAGGGGAATTTGAAAATCATCCGGCCGACCAGCGTGCCGCCGGCGGCCGTGCCGCCGATCCGCACCGGGTGGCCGGGCTTCACGAACTCCCGCCGCGTCGCGCCCGTGTAGACCAGGTCGATCGTGTGGCCAAACTTGTTTTTCTTGTGCTTCACATAGCGCGGGCTGCGCGGCGCGTGGTCGTATTTGCTCCTGGCCGCCGGCTCGAACCGGCCGCGGAACGTGCGGCGGTGGTGGCTTTGCAGCGTTTCCCTGAGTGCCTCCTTGGCGAACTTGTTGTGCAGCCGCGCGGCCATGTCGGCCGGCCGGCTGGGGACCGTCATCGTGACGTTCATCTTGGGGACGAACTGCATACAAAGCTTTCAGCAAAGAAGCCATCAGCTTTCAGCCATCAGCTTTCAGCGGTCAGCCATCAGCTCCTGCTGACTGCCGACTGCTGACCGCTGAAAGCTCTTACGGCACTCCATGCCATTCGACGCGGTACACGACGGCCGCGACGGTCACCTGCTGCTCTTCTCCCTCGACGTTGCCGGCCACGGTGTACACGGCCGGCGCCGAGTCGTCGTAGCTCCACCTCTGCGGGTAGACGTGCGTCTCGCCGGCGAAGTAGCCCGCCCCCGCTCCCGCCAGCGCCTTGGCCTGGCTGACGATCAGCCCGACCACGTTGCGAAACTCCGTGACCGCGTTTTGGCCCTGGGCCGTGTAGGCGCTCGGCACCTCGCGTTCGAACGTCAGCAGCGCGACGCCGTTGATCGAAGAATCTTTTCTCCCTAGTTCCTCGTCCTCGTAACTGGCCTCGCGGGCGATGGCGCGGGGCCACAGCGCCGTCGGCGAGGCCTGCTTGTCGTCGGCCTCGTCCGGCCAGCAGCGGGCCAGGGCCAGCGTGGCGGTCGCCGCGCCGACCTCCGACTGGAACTTGGCCGTGGAGGCGATCAGCCACAGCAGTCCCTGCAGGAACTTGCCGCCGCCGTCGGTCGCGTCCACGCTCCAGCCCACGTTTGCACACCTCCTACTTCGTCCGGCCCGCCTTGGTGGCGATCGGCTCGTGCCGCTCGATTTGCACGTCCTGCAACGCCCCGTCGCGGCCTCCCAGGCCCGCGGCTTGCCACAGCAGGCCGCGGACTAAAAACGTATCCCGTCCGCTGTGCCGCTCCGCGACGGTCACGGTGACCGCCGTCGAGATCGACAGCATCCCCCGCCGCACGATCCGCTCGCCATCGCTCGACTGGACCGGCGCGTCCGCCGCCAAATCGACCAGGGCCGTGATGCTGGCCCCAGCCGAAACGACGCCGCCCGGATAGTGGGTGACCGCCTCGCCGTTGAATTCCAACAGCGCATGGCGGCCCACCTCGGCGAAATGCGAACTCATCCGCGACATGCAACGCCTCCACGAAAAGTGCCGCCGATCCGCAGCCGCGGCGGTGGGATCGGTCGCTTCCGTGCCCGGATCCCTTTCCGCCGCGGCCCGCGGGTGACTGCTACGTGGTGATGTTGCTCATCAGGTGGGCAGCTTCCGGATAGAGCACGACTTCGTCGACCTGGTGGCGGCTACGGACGATGTCGCCGCGGACCGACTCGTCGCGGTACTCTTCCATCAAGCCGCCGATCAAGCTGCCGTCCTCGCCCCAGTGGAACGTACGGCCCACGCAGGGCTCGCGGATGTCGTTCGTCTCCGCGATGCGGGCGACCATCGCGTACTCGTCGTCCCACAGCGGGGCGGGCGTCGAGGCCTGGCCCTCGAGCGCCGAGTCCTTGGTGCCGCCGGCGACGATGATGTGCGGCAGGTCGAAGACGACGGCCAGCTGGGCCGCGGTGATCTTGCCCGGCCGCACGTCCATGAAGCCCTGGCTCTTCGCCATGTCCACGATCTGGGCGCAGCGCCGCAGGTTGCGAAACACGACCTTGGTGATGATCAGGGCGTTGCACCACAGGCCGCTGCCGTCGTACACCTTCCGCACGGCGGCTTCGACGTTGGTCACTGGCACGGCCGTGGCGATCGTGTCCCACTCCGTGCTGACGCCCGTGGTCAAAGCGGCGCCGGTCCAAGTCGTGGTGTTGAACAGCAGCGCCGCGGCCCGGACCTCCTGGTTCCGTAGCACGGCGTCGCGAGCGCGGGCCGCAGCCACGATCTCGGCGTCGAAGTACTCGGCGTAGAGCTTGGACTCGTTGTCGTCCACCGGCTCCTCGGCGCCGTGTTCCTCGCAAGCGAAGCTGGCCGAGGTGAAGGTGAACTTCCCGCGGCTGTAGCCGCCGCCGGGGGCCCGCTTGGTTTCGCGAACCTTGAGCAGCTGCTCGATCGGGATCTTGCCGAACACGCCCGAGGCCTTGGCCACCTCGAGGACCGGCAGGACGCGGGTGGCGATGAAACCCTGGCGGTCCATCGCCAGGTCAAATTCCTCGAAGCTGCCGCCCAAGTCGGGCCGCAGCGTCGCGAGGGCGGTCGAAGGAGAAGGCATGGCTTAGCGCTCCGTGCTAGAAAAGTTTCGTCCGTGAATGGCTGCGTGCCGACGTGCCGTTGGCTTACCCCTCGGCGGTCCAGGTGCCAGTGAAGCCGAAGGCGCTCCACGTGCCGGCCTTGGTGCACATCAAATGCACCGTCTCGCCGTCGGCGTTGGCGGTGAGATACTTGCCGGCGGCGCCCGCCACGCCCGTCGAGGGCAAGGCGATGACTTCGGTGCCGTTGGGGTCGATCCGCAACTCCTGGGCGGCGCCCACGCGGAAGTAGTATTCCAGCCCGACGACGGCCGCCGGCAGCGACAACACCACCGTACCGGCAGCGCCGACGGACGTGTGCACACTGCCGCTTTCCAGGACCGTCAACGTGTCGTCGGCGGTGTGGGCTTCCACGGTCCGCGTCGCGCCGTCGGCGATGCCGGGGCAGGCGAAGCGCTGGACTTCGATCACGTCGCCGTCCGCGGTGACCGTCTCCATGGCTTGGCCGACGGGGTTGCCGTTGGCCACGTCGTTGACCTTGCCCGAGGCCGCGCCGTACACGATCGCCCCGGCGTCGATGGCGCCGGCGGCCACCATCTTAACCGTGCCTTGCGCGGCGCGCAGTTTGACCACGCGCAGGTCCAAATCGGCGAAGCTGGCGTCGCGCAGCGTACCGATATCGATGTCGGCCGCGCCGGCCGCGGCCAGCTTGCCGCTGGAGAGCTTCACCCGCAAATACTGGGCGATCGCCGCGCCGGCGACGAACGTCCGCTCGCGGGTCACGAATTCCTGGCTCATGGTTTCCTCCGTGAAAGTAGTCCGCACGCTCCGCGTGAGGTTTTGTTTGATCGATTCTCCGCCGCCGATCCGCAGACTTTACTCGCGCCGCTTGCCGCCGTGCTGGGCGTTGTATTCCGCCAGGTAGGCGGCATGGAGATCCGGATCCGCGATCGCAACCGCTCGGATGGCCGCGTCGCGCTTCTTGCCCGCGGTCACCTTGGCGGCGACGGCCGCTTCCCAGCGGTCGATGGCGTCTCCGCCGGCGGCTTCCGCGCCCGCGGCCTGGCCGGTGCTGGCGACGGGCTTCTGGCCCGGCTTCTTCGCGGCGGCAGCGGTCGCGGCCGCCTTGGCCTCGTCGGCCTCCTTCGTCTTGGCGGCCAGCAGCTCCTGCTGGTGGGCCAGGAAGGCCCGCGTGGCCTGCTCGACCGTGGCCTTGGCCTCCAGCTGCTTGCAGAGGAAGTCGCTGCTCGCGCCCGGCAGGGCGGCCACCAGGTCCTGATAGCTGGCCGCGAGGGGCTTGGTGGGGGTGACAATCTGGGCCGCGTCGGCCGCGTTGGTGCTCTCGCTCATCGCTTTTCCTTTCGTGCTCTTTTTGGGAATCAATTGGGCCAGCGTGGCGTCAAACGATTGCACGCCGTCGATCAGGCCGAGGGCCTGGGCCGCTTCGCCCACGTGGACGTCGCCCGTGGCCAGTTGTTGCACGCGGGCCAGCGGCAGTTTCCGCCCCTGGGCGACGCCTTGGAGAAACTGCTCGTTCAAGCTGCCTACGATCGTCTGCCAGCGGGCGAGCTGCTCCGGCGTGATCTCGGTCCCCGGCGTGCCGGCGCCCTTGTGATCGCCCGCCCTAATCACGTGGACCTTCACGCCCAGCATGGCCGCCCGGGCCGACATGTCGTACAGCACCGCATAGGTGCCGATGGAGCCGACCAGCGTGGTCTTGTTGGCCGCGTAGACCTTGCTGGCCTGCGAGGCGATCCAGTACGCCGCGCTGGCGCCCAGATCCTCGATGTAGGCCACCACCGGTTTCCGCTTGGCCGCGGCCGCCACCTCGTCGGCCAGGTCCTGCGTGCCGCTGACCGTACCGCCCGGCGAATCGATCCGCAGCACGATCGCCGCGACCGAATCGTCGCGGGCCGCGCGGTGGATCTGCGCCCGGGCCTGGACGGTCGACGTGCCGCCGCTGAGCGAGCTGACCTGCTTCATCAGCGGGCCGGACAACTCGACGATCGCGATCTTGTCGCCCCCCGCACCGATTTTGGTCACCGGTGCGTCAAGGCTCGGCTCCCCCTTACCGCGCGCCATTTGCAGCTCGACGTGGGCCCGCAGATCCATCTGGCCGATCCGCTCGACGGCCGCGCGGAACCGCTCCTCCTCGATGGCCCAGGGGCCGAAGTACTGGTCCAGGTGCGCCACGTGCGGTAGGTCCAGGCCGGCCAATTGCTCAGGCAGCTCAGGCATCGTCTGCCTCCTTCTTGGCGGGGGCGGGGGATCCGGCCGGCTTGGCCTTGGCGGGCTTCTCGGCTTCTTCCGGGCCGCTGGCGTCCAGCTTCACGCTCACGCCGTCGGGCGTCGGCAAGGAAAGCAGCTCGCGCCAATGCACGGGCTGGTCGTCCTGCAACTCCGCGTTGATCTTGATGGCCGCGGCCTTGGCGGTGCGGATCGCCAACGCGTTGTCCTGCACCGTCTCCTCGACCAGCTCCTCGTGATCGCGGCCGCGCTCCGCGTGCAAACGCCGCGGGCTGGTCAGCCCGTTCCGCAAGCGGAGCAGGTCCGAACTTGCGTCCTTCAAAGGCTCGATGTAGGGCCAGGTGGGCGGGTTCCAACGGTGGGCGAAGAAGGCGGGGCCGAGTTTCTTGGCCGCCCCCGCCAGCGCCGGGTCTTCCGCGATCCACTGCCGCAGCTTCCACAAATAGACCGGGCGGTGAAACCGTTTGATGAGGGCCTTCTGGTTGCGGCGGAAACCGAGCCGGGCCTCGCCGACCGCCCCACGGAACCCGGAGAAGTTCGTCTCAGAGGCATCCATCAACACCAGCACCAGCGGCATGCCCAGGTTGACGCCGATCAGCGTGAGGATCAGCCGCACGTGATCGAAGAACTCGGCATTGGGCACGCCCGGCGAGAAGCCCTTGAGCTTCGCCCCCGGCCGGCCGCGGATCCGCATCCCCGGCGCCAGCGCCTCGGTGATTCGCGAGGATCCGTCCGCCAGCGTCTCGGTGGCCTGCTCGCCGAACTGCGCGTCGGGCCCCGGCTGGGAGTTTTCGTCCAGCTCTTCGAAGATCGCAACGCAGGAAGTGACTTGGGCCTGCACCAGCTTGGCGAAATTGAGATCCTCGAACTGGCCGGCCGTATCGAAGACCGGCGCGAACGCCGATACGCCGCGCGTCTGGCTGAACCGCTTGGGGTTGTAGATCTGAAACACCTGCCGTTGGTTATCCTCGTCGCGGACGTCGTACTGCGTGATGTCGGACACCCTTTTGAGCGGCGCGGTGGGCTCGAGGTCGTCCTTGGTAATCCACACCTGCTGGCGGCGGCGGTGCTCATCGAGCAGCACGCCATGCACGACATTGCGCTTGGTGCCGCTGGGCGTGCGGACGCGGTGCGCCTCGACGCCCTGCAACTGGCCGTCCTCGATCGGCAGGATCCAGGTGTCGCCGTCGACCAGCATTTGCCGCGGCACGAGCGTTTCAAAGTCGTAAAAGCACAATTCGCCGGAGAGGTCGCACTCCTCGGGATCCTCGGCCCAGGCGTCCCATCGCGACCACAGGTCCGCGTCCAGCTTCTTGTCCGTGGTCTGCGGGTCGAGTTGAAAGCCCTCCTGCACCGTGTTGCCGACGGCTCGATCGACCAGTTGGCCGATGACGGCGTCGTTGCGGTCCATGTCGCGGGCTTGCTCCATGATCCGCAGATAGTCGCTCTCGCTCCGATAGTGGTAATCGGCACCGCTGCCCGAGGCCGAGACGCCCGTCCGGCGGCGGCGAAAGCGGCTGCTCTTGGCGGCGTTGTAGTCCGCGCGCAAGCCGCTGTAGGCCTCGGCCATCGATTCGGGTTGCAGGCGGCGGCGGCTCAATCGCGGAATCCTTGTAGGTCGACGTGTCGCACCCCGCCGCCGCTG